AAGCGGCCTTGTGCATCGCTGACCGCAACGAAGGCGCCCGCATCGCGCGCAGCGGTCGAGTTGATCCATGCGCCTCTTGCACCGCTGGGTTTCGTGCTGATGCGCAGGCGCGTGGCGTGTGCCACCCCAAATGGTTTGAGGAGGTGAAGTGATGAACAAGACCTTCGGCGAGTACACCACAAGCACGGCATTCATGCTGGCGCTCTCCAAGACGCAGTGCAATGCGCTGCTTCGCTATCGCCGTGATGGCTTTGTCAACGGCTGGGTCACCCATCACGGTATGGGAACCCTCAGATCGCTCGAAGCGCGCGGCCTTGTGGAGTGGGGCTCCGACGTTGATGGCGGCACCAAGTTCAAAGGCATCACCAAGGCCGGCGAGATGGTCACAGACCTGTTGATCGAGGCCGGCCTGACGGTTGAGTCGACCAACTCGGTCTCGGTCCTGAAGAGGGCCGCATGACACAGCTTCAACTCGAACTCGCTCGCGATCTCGGCCGCTCTGCCGCGGAGGCATGCGCCGAGAAGGCAGATTGCCTGGCGCCTGGCTGGATTGAAGCGGCGATCGGCGCTCTGCGCCGCTTCGCGGCACGCCAAGCCGGCGCCTTCACTGTCGAGATGGCGCGCGACGTCATCGCCGAGGAAATTGCAGAGCCGCACGACAAACGCGCATGGGGCGTGGTCACACGCATGGCGGTGAAACGCGCCTTCATCGCACGCGTGCCTGGCGCATGGGCGCCGGCCGCCAGTTCGCACGCATCGCCGAAGCCGATGTACCGCCGGGGGAGCGCGGCATGACCGTCTTCGCCATCCCGCGCGCCGGCCGTCCTTTGGGCTACTCCTACCGCTGCGCGTACTGCAACAAGAACCAGCCAACCGCGATGAAGCGCAAGAAGACCGTGCGCGGATGGAAGTGCCAGGAGTGCACGGCGTGACGATTCGCATCCTTCACGGCGACTGCCGCGAGATCATGCAGGCGCTGCCCGAAGCAAGCGTCGACGCGATCGTCACTGACCCGCCGTACGAACTCGGCTTCATGGGCAAGGGCTGGGACAAGAGCGGCGTCGCATTCGACGTGGAGACGTGGCGCCAGGCGCTGCGCGTGCTGAAGCCAGGCGGGCACCTGCTGGCCTTCAGCGGTACTCGCACCTATCACCGCATGGTCTGCGCGATCGAGGACGCCGGCTTTGAAGTCCGCGACCAGATCGGATGGGTCTTCGGCTCCGGCTTTCCGAAGTCGCATAACGGCGAGTGGGGCGGTACCGCGCTGAAGCCAGCGTGGGAACCGATCTGCATGGCGCGCAAGCCGCTGATCGGTACCGTCGAAACCAACTGGCGCGAGCACGGCACAGGAGCGCTGAACATCGATGGGTGCCGTATCGAGAGCGGCGGCGAGCATATGGTCAACCGCATTGTCACGAAGCGAACCACTGTGAGTGGCGATGAACGTGATGGCGCCTCGCTTGGCATGTACGGTGCTGGCGCATCGTTCACCCCGAACAACCACCCGGGGGGCCGCTGGCCCGCCAACCTGATTCACGACGGCAGCGATGAAGTACTCGCGGCATTCCCTCAGGCGCCTGGGCAGATGGCTGACGCCAGCAGCAGCAGCAGCAGCAGGAAGACAGCCGGCGTCTATGGGGCGATGAAGCGCGGCAATGCCGCTGGGGCGCAACTTGCGCGCGGTGATTCAGGTAGTGCTGCGCGCTTCTTCTACTGTGCGAAAGCGGACCGCGCCGACCGCAATGCTGGGCTGGAAGACCCGGGCCCACAGTTCAAATCGGGCCGCACACCGCGCGATGCTGAGCACGTCGAGGCAGCCAAGCGAGGCAACCACCATCCGACCGTCAAGCCGACGGACCTGATGCGCTACCTGTGTCGGCTGATCACGCCGCCAGGCGGCACCGTGCTGGATCCATTCATGGGCAGCGGCAGCACCCTCAAGGCTGCTGAACTGGAAGGCTTCAGCGCCGTCGGAATCGAACTGGACGCTGCATACATCGCCATCGCGCGCCGTCGCATAGCCAGCGACGCACCCCTGTTCGCGGAGGTTCATGGTGCCTAACCGCCTCATCCGCGAAGGGCTCATGGAGTCCGAGGCCATGCTGTCTGTGCCGCTCGAGGCGCGCTGGCTTTTCGTGATCATCATGCTGTCGGCTGACGACCTCGGTCTGTTTGAAGCGACCGAGTTCAAGTTGGCTCGCCGCGCCGACATCAACCGCGACCTCGGCGCGACCATGATGCAACTGCTCGCAGACGTCGATCTGGTGCGGTTCTACGAAGTCGACGGCAAGCGATTCGGCTTCATCCCGAAGTTCCAACAGCGCGTTCAGATTCAGAACGCGCGGCATCCGATCCCTCCGCGGTTCATTTTCGAAGACGACGAAGACGCTTCTAGCAAATTCAACAAGTTAGCTATCAAAACAACCGTTGGAGCGCCGGTGGGCAGCGGTTGCGCAACTGATGGCCAGCGGTCTGAAGATGAAGTAGAAGTATTACAGGATGCTTCGCATCCTCGTCCCCGTGGCTGGCTTCCTGACTGCCCATCCCAGCAGTTCGTCGCGCTGTACCACGAGGTTCTTCCGGAACTGCCGTCGGTCCGCGTCATCAAGGCCAACAGCACGCGGGCGAAGCGCATCGTCAGCTTCTGGCGCTGGATTCTCACCAGCACCAAGACGGATGGCGCGCGCCGCGCCACCAACGCGGAAGAGGCTTTGGCGTGGCTGCGCGGGTACTTCGAGCGCGCCAGGCAGAACGACTTCCTCATGGGCCGCACTCGTCGCAGCGAGGCGCATGCCGGATGGGAATGCGACCTCGACTTCCTGCTCACCGAGAAGGGCATGAAGCACGTCATCGAGCGCACGAAGGACGCCGCATGACCACCGCTACCATCAATCGCGACGACGAAGTCGCCCGCCTGCGAGTGCCGCCGCACTCGACCGAAGCAGAGCAGGGCGTCCTGGGCGCGCTGCTCATGGACAACCGGACGTGGGACCGGGTGGGTGACCTGCTCTCTGCCACGGACTTCTACCGCCACGAGCACCGGACGATCTACGAAGCCATCGGCGGCTTGGTCAACGCCAACAAGCCAGCCGATCTGCTGACCGTCTTCGACCGCCTGACGGCCCAGGGGCGCGCGGAAGAGGTTGGGGGCCTGTCATACCTCAACGACCTTGCGCAAAGCGTGCCAAGCGCCTCCCACGCCCATCGGTACGCCGAAATCGTGCGGGAGCGGGCCGTACGTCGGACGCTGATCTCGATCGGGGACGAGGTCGCGTCGATGGGCTTCCAGACCGACGAGGACCTCAGCGAGCAGGTCGACCGGGCGGCTGGGCTGCTCAGCGCCCTGACGGCCGGGCAGGTGAAAGAGGCGCCAGTGAGGCTCTCCGATCTCGCGCTGCGCGCCATCGACCGCATCACTGAACTGTCCGAAGGTCGTCGCACTCCGGCCATCTCGACTGGCATCCCGCCGCTTGACCGAGTGCTAAACGGCGGACTGCGTGGCGCGAAGCTCTACGGCCTCGCGGCAAGGCCCAGCGTTGGCAAGTCGAGTCTCGCGCGGGCGATCGGGCGAGCCGTCGCGCGTCAGCAGGTTCCAACGCTGCTCTTGAGTCAAGAGATGGGCGACGATGAGGTGACCGACTGCGTGCTGTCCGAGATGGGCGGGATCGAAAGCACCAAGCTCCAGACCGGCAAGCTGGAAGACGCTGACTGGGGGCGCTTGGTTGAGGCGGTGCAGGAGGCTTCGGAACTGCCGCTCTACATCGACGACCAGGGCTCGCTGACGCTCAGCGACATCCGCAACAAGGCCCGCATGGTGCGCAACTGCGGGTGCGTGATTCTCGACTACCTGCAGCTCTCGCGAAGCACGCTGAAGGGCGCCACGACGAACGACCAGGTCGCCGAGATCAGCAAGGGCCTGAAGGCTCTGTCGATGAGCTTGGGCATCCCGGTCATCGTGCTGTCGCAGCTCAACCGCGACGTCGAGAAGCGCGCCGACAAGGAGCCGCAACTCTCCGACCTGCGTGACTCCGGTGCCATCGAACAAGACCTCGATGTCGCAATCATGCTTTGGACCTATCGCGAGTTCGACGACGGCGCCCGCCGCATCGTCGGCTGCAAGGTGCCGAAGCACCGCGGCGGCCCCAAGGGTCGCTTCGCCTTGGAGTTCAAGGCATCCACCTACCGTTGGTACGAGTCCGAAGCCTCTCTGGATGGCCCGACGCGTATCGAGTCACGTGCGAAGGGGTTCGAATAGTGGACGAGCAATACGCTGTTGTATGGGATAGCAACGGGGG